GAAATAGACGAAGGGGAACCGGCACCACCATTACCACCATTACCACCATTTGGACTTGATCCAGTTGTTCCGTTTGACCCAGCAGCGGACGCACCGCCACCACCACCACCCCCGTCAGAAGTAAATGCACCAAAACCATTACCACCATTGTTTCCTTGAGTAGCATTTGAATCGGGAGGTGACGAAGAAGCTGGAGTATTGCCTGACCCGCCTGTGCGATTAGCGGGAACAGAAAAAGAAGAACATCCACCCCCTCCAGAGCCACCACTTGCAGCCGCTCCCGGTGCAGTATCTCCAGCCCCACCACCGCCACCAGTTGATGTGATTGTGGAAAAAATTGAATCACTACCGTTTGAACCTGCGGCTGATCTACTTGTGCTTCCTGCTCCACCGCCACCAACTGTGACGGCGTATGATGTTCCTGAAATTACAGTAAATCCAGTGCCAGTACGAAAACCACCTGCTCCGCCACCGCCAGCACCGTTTGAACTTGCACCGGCAGTACTTCCACCACCCCCACCGGCAACAACCAAGTACTCAATCGACGGAGGAGGCCATGTCCCCTGATTGTTGTAATACAGTTGCTTGACGAGCGTCCATACGCCACTAGCACCGCCCTGAGAAACGCTGGGCGCTGTGGCGCTAACTACTCCACCGGGGTAGCCGTGAATAGCCATCTTGAATCCTTAGCTGTTGATCTCTTCCCATGAGCAAGTCACAACCAAATCATTGGCTGCGCTTGCCGTAGCACCAATCGACTTATCTTCTAGCAGGTAGAAAGATGTCGTCTTATCGGTAACGATCAGGGTTGAGTCAGCAGGGACCGAAATGGTCGATGCAATTGCTGTTCCTGTACCGCCAAGATCATCTTGAGAAAAGATCTTGATCGTGATATCCGCCGCTGCCGAGCCATCTACGTTAGCCACAACAATGCTATTGATCTTAAACACTTTGCCAGAAGAGGCAGGGTTATTGACCAACGCAGTCGCAAACGGATCTGCTGTCGATGAAATTAAATACGTCGAGGTATTACCATAAATGGTCGTTACGTTGACGATGTTTGGGTTTGCCATTTCTTACTCCTTAGAAGCCAAAAATCATCGCCATTGCGATGGATTTACCTGTTGAAATACCACCTGCTGTGGTCCAAGATAATGTTCCAGAACCATTAGTCTGCATAACTTGACCACTACTGCCATCTGTCGCAGGCAGCGTCCAAGTGACGTTTGATGCAATAGTTGATGCGCCTTGAAATGCTACCCAGTTTGACGAGTCTGAATCAGCAAACCGTACATCGCCCTGCGCATTTAATGTAATGTCAGTAAACACCCCGGTGCTGGGCGTTGTAGCTCCAACCGTGCCGTTGTGTGGCCCAGAAAAGCCTGATGCCGTAACCACGCCAGCAGAGATCGCTACCCCGGAGTTGTTCTGAAGTACCTTGCCTGTTGTGCCGTTAAAGGTTGGAACCGCCCCGTTAGTCGAGGACGACGGCCCCGTCATGCTGGCAATCTCAAAGTCCGACCCGTTCCAGAAGCACAGGGCCTCTACGCCGACCGGGATGGTCACCCCGGTAGTAGCAGATCCCTTGAGAACAATGTCTCCGTCCGAGCTATTTTTGACGATGTAGACCTTGCTGGAAGACGGAGCCACGACGTTTCGGCTGGTTCCAGGCGTACCCGTGACCAACAAAACGGCATTTCGAGCCTGGTTAGAGGCTCCGCTTGTACTGGTCAAAGTAACGTTTCCGGCAGTCACATCGATGGTAACGCCACCGGCAACCGCTTGTTCAACCAGCGCCGTGATCTCATCATTGACCACCGTGCCCCAGGTTCCAGACTCCGTGCCGGTTACCGGCTGGGCAAGGCCCAGTAAACTTGTGTAATTAATAGTCATAGCGACTTTCCTTTACGCTGCAATCCTTGTCCAAACCGCAGTCTGGGAATCATTGACATTCTGCCAGTTGGCAGTCTGACTGTCATCAATCACGCCCCAAACCAGCACTTTTCCAACGGCACCGGTGCCTTGAACACCCGTGAGATAAACAACTGCACCGCCTTGTGCCACTGCAGTGCCAAGGCCTGTAGTGCCTTGAACGCCTGTAACCTGTACAAGAACGATACTTGTGACATTGACCTGCCCGACTTGGCCAGTCCCTTGAACGCCGACAAGGTTGACTGTTGCATCCTGGACGACAGCAGCTTGGCCGATGAATCCCGTGCCTTGGACCCCGGTAACGGGGACACTTGCCCCAGCAGTGACGGCAACGGACCCAACAGCACCGCTACCTGAGACTCCGGTAACGGGGACGATTGCCGATCCGGAGGTGGCAACTTGTCCGACGAATCCACTACCTTGGACCCCGTTGGGGTAGACGTTAGCAGTGCCGGTAACGTTACTTTGACCGATGTATCCTGTCGCCGAGACTCCAGTAAGCTGGACGACTGCTGCTCCTGAGACAGCGACCTGGCCGACTTGTCCAGTCCCTTGAACGCCGGTAACTGGGACAACTGCTGCGCCTGTAGCCTGAGCTTGTCCAATGAATCCAGTGGCTGAAACTCCGGTTGGGTAGACATTGGCATCACCGACGACGGCTGCCGAGCCGACTTGTCCCGTACCACTGACACCGACAACATAGACGCCGACGCCTTCCTGGACGGTGACTTGACCGATCTGGCCAGACCCCTGAACTCCGGTGACATTGACATTGACGTTTTGCTCGGCAATAACCGTGACGGTGCCGACAGCACCGGTGCCTTGGACACCGGCGCTACCTTGGCCCCATGCGGTTTCGCCCCAGTTGCCATAACCCCACCCGTCAAGAGGAACAATGGTGGCTTCTTGCCCCCAAGGAGCGTATCCCCATGGACCTCCGCCCCACCCGGAGTAAGTCGCCACCTAGACATTCCTCTTAGGCAATACGAATGATCGCGCCGGTCGCTGTTTTGGCCGGGAAAACAATCGTAAAGGTTCCTGCAGTAGAGGTTTTTGCCCCGCCAAAGTCCAACACAGCAACCACGCCGTTAGCGGTAGTGGTCGAGGTGTTGTAAATCAGCGCGCCGTAGGCCGTAATGGTGGCCGTAGTGAACGACAGGTCAGCAAAGTCGGTCACAGCGGTCGTACCAGTTGCGGTCGGGGTGACTTTCGTCAGGGTGCCACCGCCAGCGGTATAGGAGCCAGAAGCCGCTACTTCGTTGGTTGTGGTGTAAGCAGTGGTTGCAGCCGTAAACGAGGCGCTGTTGTTATACAGAGCCAGTTTGAACGTGTTGCCACCAGTCGAGAAATTATGTTGACCCTTCAGGAGTTGAACCTTGAAGGAAGTCGCCATGAAGTTACCGGTAAAAGCCATTTAAGCTCTCCTTAAAAGATTGGCGGCGTTTTCCTGGCCGCCTTTTAAACAAATCTGGATGCAGGTAGCCCTTTCAGACTGCGCTGCGCGTTTCATGTACTCGTAAATAGTCTTTTCGACGCGCTCCCTAAAATACTTCGCTTGCTCACGAATGGCCGGGGGAGCGGTTTCCGACACACCAATAATTTTATCTGTACACAGTTCCGCCAGGTCCTCCAGCGGCAAACCGCCAAAATCACTGGTTTTTACGACTGGAGTAGCAATTTCGCCAAATTTTGCGCTAAACATATCAGGTCCTCAGCGCCTCTGGGGCGTGGTAAGTGGGAGCATCAGACTCAAGGCTATCCTTGATTTCGGAGTACTTTTTGACCACAAATTGGTCATTTTCTAGCCCGACAACCAAAGGATCTGCCAGCCTGTGATACCCGTACAACTTGCTTGCTACTGGTTCATTAGTATCCAGTAACGAGGACCCTGCGGCAACACCCACCTTGATCCCGCGCTCGGTTGCCTTAGAGAGCAGGAACTCGCAGCAGGCCCGGCCTGCCTCGGCGAAATGGACTGTCCGCTTGTAGGAAAAGTCCACCCCATACATGTGAATTTCGGCCACTTTTGCTGCAATCGCATATGCAATGGCAAAAGCAACGGTATTGTTAAGGTATCCCGTACCGCAGGCATTTATGACCTCCTCAAGCGGATACTCCACCAGGCCTGGACAACGGGAGTCCAATTGGCAGGTGTAGATCGGCCCAGGGTGCTTTTCAAGCACGGAACGCATAATCCCGGTCTGGCTTCCGGCGTCTTCCGAGTCCAAGAAACGGCTTGCCGGATCCATCATAAATACACGGTCGTGAAACACGACGCCAGCCATAGCATTGATTGCCCAGACTTCGTCGATTGGGGCAGAATGGGTTTTTGTAAGAATGAACTGGTCGCAGCTTTTGCCCATCGCTACGATTGCAATTTTCTTTCCTTCTAGGTTTGGTACTGCTTCCTTCATGGTCCAGGTGACTCCGATTTGATCCGGATGCGAGCCATACCGTCTCGGTTTTCGTCGCGGCGGCGACGGCCTTGTTGCTCGATTCCAAGGCCTTGAATAGCCTGTTTGTAGGCGTTTTCAAAGTATTGCAGCATCTCAAGCGGGCCTTTGGTGTAGCTGTAGGCCTGATTAAGACAGCCGTAAAGCAGCGCCTCAGGAGCATTAATGCTGACCCAGGTCGTCTGATTGGTTGCCGAGAGCTGAGCCGGCTTGTAAATATAGCCAAGCTCAACATAGTAATTTTGGTTTGGCGTAGGAGCGATATAGAAAGTGTTCTGGTCCCACACGGAATAGTACTTAGGTACACCCTGTACAGACCCGTCCGGCCAGTACTGCTTCATGAAGGACGTGTCACGAAATTCTAAAAAGATGTTAGTCGTAGACTGAATCATCATGTAGCGATGAGTCAGGATGTCAGAAGGGGCAGTCAAAAACTTGTTGCCCTGCGTCATATTTGCATAAGCTTCAAGCTTGAATACGTCCAGATCAATATCGCGCAAAATGCGGTTTTCCGTCATCAAAATAAACGTGTTGATGATGGAATTAGGCAGCGCGTTGGCGTCTATCTCAGTAAACGACCGGATATTATCGACAAGTTCGTTGTAGGTCATGTTGTTGTCACCGTAACTTGACCGACGCCACCTATCAGAGGACGGTTTTGCAGCTCTGGGTAAGGCGTCATGTTAGTGCCTCCATTTGCGCTTCCCAAGCTTTGGAAAGCACTGTCTGCTGGTGCGCCCACATAGACAGTAACCGGCTCAACCCGATCGGGACGAGGCTCAAGCAAAGCAATTGCATCTCCACGATACTTAAGGGGCTCCAACTGCGGCTCTTTTGGCTCGTAGTCGTCCGGGCAAACCTTGAATCCGCGCCAGTTCTTCCGCAGGACGTTAAATGGATAACGTTGCCCGCAGTAGTCACAGAGGCCGAATGAGAATTTGCCGGTTGCATAGGCCATCTTAGGCCCCTACATCCGGGACGAAAGAGACACTTGCGGTATCTCGATCTTCCAGGGCTGCACGGGTAAAGTCCTCTTCGTAAATCTGTTTGAGTGCTGCCGTGCGGTCAGGCGCATACTTAAGTGATAAGTAATACGCAAGCCCGGAAGCTAAGCATGGCAAGAATCTAAAGTTAACGTCAGTGGTGTTGGTGTATGCGCCAGCGTCTTGAATGCGGCGAATACGATAGTAAATAAAGGTGTAGAAATTGCTTTGAGCTGCGGGGTACAAAAATACTTTAAACGTGTTTGCCCGTTGTACGTAGTACTGGGCAGGTCGAGCAGTGGTTGTTTTGTCCGGAATATTTAGGTATTCCTCACGACTAATACGATCAATCGTGATGTCCACATAAGGACTTTGAGAGTTATCCCGAATAACTGCCGACAAAACGTTTACCGTGTCCGAAGACAACGTAATTTCGTTTGTTGCGTTAGTTAACGGATAGCTTGCCTGCTCGATTGTCCAAAGATTCAATCCTCTGTTGGCCCAATCCAACGACGCGCGCTGGCAAGCTGATGACCATAAGTCATCTGCATCCCGCAACGCTCAAACGCCTCCGCAATCAGCTCATCGACTTGGAGGTCAAAAGTTGTCGTTCCCGAAGTTGCCATTATTTACAGGCGCTCCCACCCTTACGATAGCCTTTCATCATGCCGCCGCCCATCATTTTCTTGGGCTTTTTCTTGCTGCCAGGCATTCCCATTCCCATAGCCATACGCTTGTGCTCGTTAATAACTTCGCCACCTTTGGCCATCATTACAGGGCCGGTTTTGGCGCTAGGCTCAGAGAGCATTTTATTTTTAGGGCCGCTCTCAACTGCTCCGCCACCACGAATAGCAGCTCCCATTCCACGTCCAGCCATGATTATTTTCCTTTCTTGGCGTAACCGCCTTTTTTCATGCCCATAGCACGACCTTTAGCGTCTGCAGTCTTACGTTTTAAGGCTCGACCCATCTTGTCATGCTCCGAATCTTTCATCATTTTTCCATCAGGCATTCTGTGCATTCCAACTGCACCACCTTTTTTCATCTTGCCAACGCCATCAGCAGCAAAGGCAGGGACCTTTTTGCCACCTTTCATGACCATTTTCATCTTTTCTTTCATTTACTGCTCCTTTTTCTAAAGGTTGAAACGTTTGTTGGTTTAGGCCCTACATTACTTACTGATCTTTTGCGCGTCACTGCGGATTTCTTTTGCTCCTCAGTCATTTTTGCTGCTTTTTTGACGGGAACACATTTTGGATACCCACTGCCACTTTTGCTTGATGGCCTCCCACACGGCTGATACTTTCCACGTTTTTTTGGCGCGCCAATATTCACC